TCGTAATGATAAGAAGGCTTGTGATCGTCGAGTAGTTACTCGAGCTGGAGATCAAGACATCGAAAAAATGCTAAATAATGCTGAGCAAAGCTTAAAACCACAAGCTTCTCTTGAAGAATTTTTTATATAAGGTGAATAATTATGAAAGCAGTGATTGCAGCTCCATTTATCCCAATGTCGTTTCAACTTGCAAGCCATAGAGCGGCGCAAGGTATTATCTATGCAGATTTGTTAAAACATTATCATTGTGATGATATTACAGTAAGTCTTTCGCGCCCATCTGTTCAAGGTGAAGGCGCCAAAGAAGCAAATAAAACAGAAGACTTTAACCAATATGATCGATTGTATATCTACCACGGTAACGATCGTAAAGCCGACTCAAAGGATCTTAACTTCTTTGGTGGCACTCGAAACTTTCCTCATGCATATAACATCCGAAATATTTCTCGTTTTAAAGGTGAAGTCTATTCCTTAGAATATGATATGCCTGATTACGCTACTATGCTCGAAGGTAAATTTGCAGGTCATGAGCGTAGAGATGGTACGCTTGATACTATGGTACCAGAATTTCGTGAAGTAGATATTGATAATTTACGAGCCATGCAAGAACGAGCAATTACACTCAAGCCACAGCATCCAAACTGGAATGGTTTGGTAATTGGTGATAGCCATGCTATTTGTATGTATCGTGAAGGATGGAATGTCAACTCAGTACCATTTAAAACTTTACACGGCGCATTAGAGATGGGCCTTGAAAAATTCATAAATAAACCTGAGGTTAAGAATATTGAATGCTATTTTGGCAACATCGATATTCGCCATCATGTATGTAGAATGGATGATACAAAGCAAACAATCCGTGATTTGGTTGATCGCTATGTAGAACAAGTCTACAATTTGGATATGGAAAGTAAAGTGATCTATGAACTCTTACCAATCGAAAATGAACGTCGTAGTATCCCAAAATCTGGGTGGTACATGGGTGAGAAGTTTCATGGGTCGTGGTCAGAACGTAATGATGCACGACTCTATTTCAAAGAATATGCAATGAAAAAGTGTCAAGGCACAGGTGTTGAATTCCGTGAATGGCTTACTCCAAGCTATTATAATGAACTTGGTGAACTTGACTTTAAGGCTATGGAAAAACCAAAGTCAGTACATCTCTCAAGAGAATACTATCCTTACTGGCAAGGCCTCGCGTATAATAAAATTGAAAAGAAAACTCTAGAGGACTTTTTCGCATGAAGCACGCAACAATCATACCACTCATTGGAGGAGAGGCTCTAGCCGCAACGCATGTATTTGGTACTAAGCCAGAATATATTCTTTCTTATGATGTATTTAAAGAAAATGAAAAACACTTATTGAATTACTGGGACAACTCAGTTCCATATCATTTACTTGACAAAGGTGGATCAGCTCCTTTAAATGAAAAAGTAAATGTAGTTTCAAGTGTTTGCCCTTGCGCAGGTTTGAGTCAATATCATTCAAAGCCTGGAGAAGAAAATCAAAATAACCAATGGATGGAAAAGACTGCTAGATATATCTTGGGTGAGGTTAAACCTGATGTATTCTGGGGAGAAAATGCTCCAGCATTGGTAGGTAAAATTGGCGACTTTATGCTTAAAAAGCTTCGTCAAATTGGCCAAGAAAATGGCTATTCAATGAGCTTATATCTTACTAAAAACATTAAACATGGTATTCCTCAGTTCCGTAAACGCACGTTCTATTTCTTTTGGAAGAAAAGTGAGTTTGGCGAAAATACACCAGTATTGAATTACTATAATCGCCCTCATCAAAAGATCGAAGACATTATTTCTGGCGTAACTTCTAACTTCCAACAAGAGCCTATTAATCCAAAAACACCAAGTAAGGATGATCCATACTATCGTTATTTGCTTGAGCAAGTTCATGGTGGTATTACACATAGAGAATACTTTGAATTGCTTGAAACAAAAAATGTACGAGGTAATGATGTTGAGTCTTTGATTGAACGTTCTGGCCACGACTATAAAAAGGTTGGTGAATGGATGCTCAAAGAAGGATATGAAAGAGAAATTGCTAAATGCGATCGTAAATATGAAAAGCTGAAAGCTGGCGGCAATATTATGCGGCGTGGAACAATTATTCCAAAGGATTATATTGGAGCTTTTGTTGGTCACTATCCAAATGTACTTACACACCCATATGAAGACCGTTATATTACATATCGGGAAGCAATGACAATTATGGGTTTGCCGTCAGACTTTGAATTATTAGATGAAAAGAAATCAATTAACCATATTTGTCAAAACGTTCCTTTCCAAACAGCTGCTGATATGTCTGAAGAAATTAAAGCAGTTTATAATGGAGAACGTGGATGGTCTGATACTGATTTCTTCTATCAGTCAAATATTAACCAGAAATCAGAGTCTTGGAACACGGCGCCTGAACCAAGTTTAGAAGAATTTTTTGCATAAATGAGTTGACATTTTAAGCAAAATAGATTATTATAATATTAAAATTATGGAGCAAACATAATGGCTGAACAAGAGCAACAACAAGTTTCTATTGAAGAAATTCGTAAATATTCAATATTCGTTGGAACACCGATGTATGGTGGCCAATGCGCCGGTACCTTTACCAAATCATGTACTGATTTAAGTATGCTTTGTGCAGCTAATGGTATTAGTCTTAAATTCTATTACCTATTTAACGAAAGCTTAGTACAACGTGCTCGTAATTATGTTGTCGATGAGTTTCTTCGTTCTGGGTGTACACACCTAATGTTTATTGACTCGGATATTGGATTTAATCCTCGCGATATTCTTTCAATGCTTGCTCTTAATATTACACATCCAAAAGAATATCAAATTCTAACTGGACCTTACCCTAAGAAAACAATTGCATGGGAAAAGATTTCAAAAGCAGCATCTTTAGGTAAAGGTGAAAGCAATCCATTTGAACTTGAGCAATATTCTGCAGATTACGTTTTTAATCCAATTGCTGGTGGCGGTACTTACAATCTTGGCAAGCCGGTTGAAATTGGTGAAGGCGGTACTGGCTTTATGCTTATTCCACGTGATGTACTCGAAAAGTTTGCTGAAGCTTATCCTGAATATCGCTATAAACCAGATCATGTTCGTACTGAAAACTTTGACGGCACTCGTGAAATTACAGCTTTCTTTGATTGTGTTATTGATCCGGTAAGTAAACGATATCTATCAGAAGATTACTTCTTCTGTAAGAAAGCACGAGAAATTGGCATTAAAGTTTGGCTATGCCCGTGGATGCAATTACAACATGTTGGCATGTACATTTTTAGAGGCTCACTTGGCCATATGGCTGAACTTGGCATGAGTGCTACAGCTGATAAATCAAGTAGTAAAAAGACATATGGTGATAAAAAGCCGTTGACAAAACGCAAAAAGCGTAATAAAATTAATAGATAATGAAACAAAGGAGTTCTTTATATTATGCAATTCTCTGAACAAACTCTGACTGTATTGAAAAGCTTTGCAAGCATCAATAAGTCAATTCTTATGCAACCAGGTAGTGTGCTTAAAACCATTACACCTGAAAAAACATTAGTTGCACAAGCAACTATTTCTGACCAAATTCCAGGCACCGCATGCATCTATGATTTGTCACGTTTTTTGTCAATTCTTTCACTTCATGAGGCACCTGAGGTTGAATTTGGAGATAAATATTTCGTGATTACCGAAGGTAAACGCCGTACGAAATACGCCTTTGCTGACGTATCCATGATTCATACACCGCCGGATAAGGAGATTACGATTCCTTCTGCGGATGTGCAGGTGAATGTGACATGGAACGATTTGCAATCTGTTCTTAAAGCAGCAGGCGTACTTCAATTTACGGAAGTTGCGTTCGTTGGTCAGGAAGGCAAAGTCTTTCTCAAAGCTGTAGATACTTCAAGTCCAAACGCGGATGATTACGGCATTGAGATTGGTGAAACTGCGGATGAATTCTCTATTGTTATCAAAACAGATAACCTTAAGCTTCTTCCGCAAGATTATCAGGTTACTCTTTGCGCAAAGGGTATCTCTGAGTTTAAGGGTGATAGCGCGACATACTTCGTTGCTATCGATACAAAGTCGACTTATAAGAAAGGATGATTATTCATGAATGATCAAGTTGAAAACCAAGAGCCAGTGCAACTGTCTCTAAATGATATTGCAACCTTTGTACAGGTTGTAGATATTGCATCTCGCCGCGGTGCTTTTGAAGGCCGTGAACTTCAAGGTGTAGGTACTCTACGTAATAAAGTAGAAGCCTTCCTACAGCAGCAGTCACAAAACGGCCAAGAAGGTCAAGGCCAAATGGCTCCTGCAGACGTTCCAGCTGACGCACCAATGGCAAATAAAGTTGAAGAAAAAGTCAACTAATACAAGCGGGGCTTCGGCCCCGCACTTCTTTTATATTATGAAAATGGTGAAAACATGGTTGATGCAAAATCAAATGAAGTATTATGGGTTGAGAAATATCGTCCGCAGCGTATAGATGATACTATTCTCCCTAATAAAACAAAATCTGCTTTTAAAAAATTTGTAGCAGATGAAAACATTCCAAACTTACTATTAACTGGTGGACCAGGTGTTGGCAAAACTACTATCGCCAAAGCTATGCTCGACGAACTTGGCTGTGATTATATTGTTAAAAACGGCTCACTTAACGTCAATATCGACACTCTCCGATATGACATCTCCACGTATGCCTCAGCGGTATCCTTATCAGGTGGCCGAAAATACGTCATCTTTGACGAGGCGGACTATCTCAACGCAGCATCTGTTCAACCCGCACTCCGCAATTTTATTGAAGAATATTCAAGCAATTGTGGATTCATCTTTACATGTAACTTTAAAAACCGCATAATTGCTCCTCTTCGTTCTCGATTGTCTGAAATCGATTTTACAATTGAACAAGAACAAAGACCGCAACTTGCTATGCAGTTTATGAAACGTGTACAGTCTATTCTTGACCAAGAGCAAGTCGAATATGATGCAAAGGTAATTGCAAAAGTAATTCAAAAACACTTTCCTGATTTCCGTCGTGTACTTACCGAGTTGCAATCATATGCAGCATCTGGTAAAATTGATGAAGGTATTTTTGTTAATCTAAAACAAGAATCTCTTGACGAATTGTTTAAGTTGCTTAAAGAAAAGAACTTCACTGGTATGCGTACATGGGTTGCTAAAAACTCTGACCAAGACATGAACGAAATGTTCCGTCGTATTTACGACATGTCTGGTGATAAAGTTGAAATGCGATCTATGCCAGGTTTTGTTGTTACTCTTGCTGATTACATGTATAAAGCAAACTTTGTGGCAGATCTTGAAGTCAACATGGTTGCCTTCCTTACTGAGGTAATGATTGAAACGAGCTTCAAATGAGTGAATGGATGAAAAAGCTTATTGCAAAACATACTTGCGTGTTTTGTGAAAAGAAACTCGATAAGAAAAACATCTATACAATTAACATGGATACTCTTGAAGGACCGCACACCGTTACATCTTGTGAAAAGTGTGCAATGGAGTTCGATCAAGTACTTAAAGGTGTTGAGGAGGTAATCAATGACAAAGGAATATAGTCCATTTGATTTCATGAATGCTGCTTCTTTTTCAAAAGAGGATCTGATTCGTGAAAGCGAAAATCCAGAAAAAACAGAACCTTTGTATAATGCCTATATTGTAAACCGTGGATTTACAAACTTTGAAGATACTATTCTTCATGCTAACGAAATGAATCAACGACATCATCTATTTCTTGGTGCTCAATTTGATTATTATCGTGGAGCTCTTCGTAAACGCAAACGGTTTAGTAAATGGCCTAAGGCAAAGAAAAGCGATGATCTCGATGCTATTCAGCAAGTGTATCAATGCAATCGTACCGTAGCTAAAATGTATCTCAAAGCATTGTCTGCGGAGGACTTGAAACAAGTGCATAACAAGCTTACTACTGGCGGTTGAAAGTTTATTTTTAATAAATATTTCGATGGTCATGGTGGATATCAGCATGTAATAATAACGATAATAAGAAGGTGCTGTAAGTTATGCAAACTGAAGATATTTTTAAAGGAGTAGGAGTGGAAATTCAACTCCCAACGCCCGATAGTTTTCTTAAAGTAAAGGAAACTCTGACAAGGATTGGTATATCATCTCGTAAAGAGAAAAAGCTCTATCAATCTTGTCATATCCTACATAAACAAGGGCGTTATTCAATTTTACATTTTAAAGAATTGTTTATTCTAGATGGCAAGAATAATACGTTTACAGACGAAGATCGTGCTCGCCGGAATACAATTGTAAACCTACTTGAAGAGTGGGAACTGATTAAAGTGGCAAATCCTCAAGAGTCGCAAGACCCTGTTGCTCCACTTAATCAAATTAAAATTCTATCGCACAAAGAGAAAGATAACTGGATTCTAGAAGCAAAATATAATATTGGGAAAAAATAATGATTGATTTGAAAGCCTCCATGAAACATGGAGAACGTTTGAAGGCTTATAATGCTTGGAATAAAGAAATGCCGGTTGCTATTAAAGGTGTTGGGCAAAACCCCAATGCCTTTCAATTGCCTCCAGAAGTTCGTGTTTGTATTCCAACAGGCCAAACAGTTGAAGCTCCTGCAAAAATTTATATTAAGCAGGATATTGCTTTGAAAAAAGGTTTAGAACTTGTTACAGCCATTCAACGAGTGGATGAAACACAAGAGGTCGTATTGCTTATTAAGAATACGTCAGATAGCTTAGCCACAATTAGTGACGGTGAAGCTTTAGCAGAAGCTCATAGTAAACCATAATTTTTTTATTGACATTCTGCAAAATTATGATATAAATAGTATTAGGAATGCCTATTGGGTTCCTATTTAACTTTCTTGCTTAGTATAAAGGAGAAAAAAATGACTAACGCACGTAGATTCACTGCGGATCTTTTGAATGATCCGTTCTTTATTGGCTTTGATCGTGTTCTTGATCGTATGAGAGATGCGACACCAGGCCAAACAAATTACCCTCCATATAACATCGTAAAAGTAGACGAAGACAACTATGCTATTGAATTGGCATTGGCTGGATTTAAGTCTGATGAACTTGACGTTGAATTGAAAGATGGTATTCTTTCAGTGGAAGGTAGAAAGGACGAGGATGATGCAAAGTACCTACATAAAGGTATTTCAGCACGCCACTTCCGTCGTACTTTCACACTCTCTGACACAATTGTTGTTCGTGGCGCCGATTTCGTTGATGGTGTTTTGACAATTGAACTAGAGAACGTGATTCCTGAGGAAAAGAAACCACGCAAAATTGCCATTGGTAAAGATGTTGAGCCTGAACTCCTTAAGGGATAAATAAAAACCAGGAGGGTGCAAGGCCCTCCACTTTAGAAAGAGCTTAAATGAATATTTGTAACCCACACATACACAGGAGAAAAGTTATGTCAAATAAAAACCCATTCGAAATTCGTTCAGAAATGCTGCAACTAGCAAAAGACTATATGGACCAACAGTACCATATGAATGTTCAATTTGCTGAAAAAATGATGGATGCAGGTAAGATGCAAATGGAAGAATTTCAAAAAGTTACAGAAATGTACTCGGTAGAAGAGCTGATGAATAAAGCTAAAGAGATGTATTCATTCGTTTCTGATAAAGGCGATAAGTAATTATTGAACTCCGTAAACTGGATCGCCAGCGGATCCAACAGGTCCGCTGCCGGCATTATTATTTACTTCAACAGCAGAACCACCACTACTATTATTTTGAACTAGGCTAACGTCACCGCCTTTGTATGAGAAGCTCATACCCTGACTTGATGCCATTGATTCAAGAGTTTTAATATCTTCTGCAGCACGGCGTCTAGCATTTCTTCCACTATGTCCACCGCCTGTTGTTGCTAAAGTATCTTTAGCTGCTTGATAGTCAGCAATCAATTGTTGGGATGGTGTCATTGCAGCTCTTTGTTCAATAGCTGCTGCTTCTATTTCTGCCTGTCTTCCCCACTCGCGCTTTTTACGTTGGAACCAATCATAGAGTTTTTTACCAAGACTAAGTGT